GAAACGCGGTCCTGGACGACCAGGTGGCAAGGGCGCTGGCAAGAGTATTGGTGCTAAAGGACCAAGCGGCAAGTCTAAGTTGATGACCAAAGAGGGCGAAACAGAACCCAGCGAATTAAAAACTGCTATGATGTTGTTGAAGAAAGCCGGTTATAAAGTTTCTAAAGTAGAAGAAGAACGCACTACTACACGTGATGATCATGCTGAAAAGGCCGGTAAGCAAGTCACCAAAGACATTGAGTATGATGAAAAGAAGAAAGATGGTATTCATGGTAAGAAGCGTGGTGCCGAAGATGACAAGGCTGAAAAAGCCGGCAATAAAGTTGCCAAGGACATTGAGTACGACGAGAAAAAGTCTAAGAAAAAAGAAGATGTAGAAGAAACAACAACTTCGGGCAGTGTTGCAACTGCACCTGCAACTGGCAAATCAAAAGGCAATGCCTTGTTTGGCAAAGGTGTTTATGAAGGTGCTCTGTCAGAGAGTTTTAACACCAAATTAAACACTGTACTAACTGAAGGTATGAGTATTAATATGAGTGTTGGTGAAGATGGTACTAAAACATTATCGGTGAATGCCACTGATGAAGATGCATTACAACTAGCACAATTGTTGAAAATGGCGGGTCTTGGCGGCACAGACGGAGAAGAAGCTTGTCCACAATGTGGTAGTACACCTTGCGGCTGTGAACAAGTTGCTGAAGGTGACCTGGCCAACAGTCCCGAGCCTGAGTACAGCGACACTGACATTATGATCAACACATTAAGTGGTGGATTAAATGGACGCAAGAGTACTGGGCAAACGGTGGGTGCACCATTCAACCGTCAGCTTTCTCGACAAGGTGCAGGGGCAATGGCCGAAGCATCAGAAGGTCGACTCTGGGAATTATATAATCGTTACGATAAAAAATGAAAACATTCCAGGACTACTTAATTGAAACTGAACAACTCCAGGCTGAACCACAGCCTGGAGATAATGTTGACATTGAAATAGGATTTGAAGATCTTATTGAAACCTACATTCTCGAAGTTCTTGAAGATGGCGTGGTAATTCATGGAGATCAAAGTACCTTCCAACTGTTGGAAAATGTTGGTTGTACATTTGAAACAATACGTCGATATGGGGCAGTGGGCAGTAATAATTCAATGGGTTATACCAATGAAGATAATAGTGGACTTGCGCAAAAGGCTGCCGAGCTTGCGCCAGTTGACGCCATTGGAACAGACATTGATGAAGCCGAATATCACGGACGAGAAGTCTCGCTGAATAAGCCCATGCAAGGCGACGTTAAAAAATCTAAAGTGTATGTTAAAAATGCCAAAGGCAATGTTGTCAAAGTAAACTTTGGTGATCCTAACATGCGAATTAAAAAGTCAAGCCCAGCACATCGTCGAAGTTTTAGAGCACGACATCATTGCGAAAACCCTGGTCCAAAGACTAGTGCCCGCTATTGGTCATGCCGAGCATGGTAAAAGGAAAATAACAAATGAGTCAAGCAAACGTTTATACATCTGCAAGCAGCCAAACCTGGTACACAGATAAAGCCAGAATTAGCACAGGCACAAACACAGTTACTTACAATGTAAATTTAGTATACGGCCCAGCAACTGGAAATTTGTATTCTAATCCAATTGTGATACCGGCCAATAACCGAGTCACTGTTTGGGTCGGGGTCGGGAACCAACTCACAATTGTTGGGTCTAACGCCACCATACAAGAAGTAGGCACCACATCATCGGGCAAAAACGCAGTTTGGCAAGCATAATGAGAGCATGTGAGTTTATTACTGAACACGATGGAAAAATAGGTACACGTAGACAAGTTGCTACAGTAGGCCTTGAAACTTTCGGTGACGCTGAAAAAGCCAACAGTGACTATACTCTTAATCGCGTGATGATGGCTGTGGCCATGGCTGATGGATCAAACACGCCTATCAAAATGGATGCTAAAAGTTGGGTAGGTAAAAAACGTTCTGCACATCCTTACACTAAAGTTGAACAAAACATGCTCAAACAGGCTTTTAAAGCAGCCGGGGCTGAATACAAAGATTTAAACAACGGCGACTTAGACAGCAAAGAACATCCAGAAGTTAATGTCACAAGCCCTGTTACGGGATTCAAGGGCTACCCAAGATGAGAGCTCGTGAATTTATTACAGAACAAGCCGCACAATTGCCACCCGAGCAAGCCGATCCCATGCGTTACACATATGTAATCCCTGGCCTTAGTGCCGCAGATCCATATCGCAATTATAGATTTGGCGTAGCAGTTGCTAGAGCAAGAAGTGAAGCAGTTAAAGATGATGTAAACCCCAACATGCCTGAATGGCACGACGAAACAGCATTTGGCGAACACGGTATTGTTGCTGGAATGAATCCTGGCATTGCGCAAATAATAGATGCCGCATTGTCAATGACCAAAACACCCGGCGGCAAGAAAATGGTGTCAACACCCACTAGTACTGAACCCAAGTTTGTAGACACACAGAGCCCAGTAATAGCATTTAAAGGATACCCAAGATAATGGCAAACCCACCACCATACAACAACATAAACGGCATTTCACGTGCCGCAATGAAAGACAACGCTCAAGTAACGCTGGTCAACTATGACGGCAATGCTAGACCAGGCGAACTTGTAGTAAATCTTGAAACAGATCCGCCGTTGTTATATGTAGGTAACAACGTTGGTCAATTGACCCTGGTGGCATCAGCTGTTGCAACAACCTGGGCTACATTGGGCGATAAAAACAATGCCAGTGGTCCTAGTAAGATAGCCCTGGGAACCAATGCTGGCATTGTTCAAGGTAACTTCTCAGTGGCCATTGGCTACGCGGCCGGCAACGCACAAGGCATAGATACAGTGGCCATTGGTACGCAGGCTGGAGCCGTGTCACAAGGCAATAATGCAGTGGCTGTTGGTGTGCGTTCTGCTGTAACTTCACAAGGTGTTGGCGCGGTAGCAGTTGGAAATAGTGCCGGATATAACACTCAAGGTATAAATTCAGTAGCCGTTGGCAGTCGGGCTGGTGAAACCCTTCAGGGTGAAAATGCAGTGGCTATTGGTGCAATTGCTGGATTAACCAATCAAGGTATCAATGCAGTGGCCGTAGGCTATGGTGCCGGGGGACAAGGAAACAACACAATAGCCATTGGTACGCAGGCCGGATCCTCGTCACAAGGTACTCAATCAGTGGCTATTGGTCAAAATGCCGGCTTAACTTCACAAGGTACTCAAGCAGTGGCCATTGGAACAGGTGCAGCCGAAACAGGACAAGGTAACTATTCAGTGGCTGTTGGCTACCTTGCTGGTCGCACCTCACAAGCCAACAATTCAATCATTATAAACGCTACAAACGCCAACTTGAATCAAACCACTGCCAACACATTCACAGTGAAACCTGTGCGAGCAGTGACCAGTGTGACTTTTGCCGCACCCACTGCAGGCTCAATACCTGCAGGTTTTTCACCAGTATACTACAATCCCACTACTGGTGAACTCATTGTGATCACACCTTAAAAATACCCATATGAAAAAAATACTCTTACTCTTACTCATTGTACCATGCCTAGTTATGGCACAACCCAAACAAAAGCCCGGTGTGACATATGATGCTGTGATCACTCGAGTGATTGACGGCGACACAGTAGGTATTCAGGCCACTTGGCTTCCTGCACCACTCAAACAGGAACTCAGTATTAGAGTGTTTGGTGTGGACACTCCTGAAAAAGGCTTTAGAGCACAGTGTCCCAGTGAAGCACAGCGTGGAGAAGCAGCCACAGCATTTACTAAACAAATGATTGCCAACAGCCAAAAGCGTCAAATTGTGCTCATGGACTGGGACAAGTATGGCGGACGTGTGCTTGGCGACGTCATCCTTAACGGCGTTAGTCTGCGCCAACAGTTAATCGCCAATGGTTTTGCTCGCGAATATTACGGCGAAGCAAAAACCAGTTGGTGCAACTAAACTTGTAAACGAACACCCTTAGGACCGCACTAGTTGCGAGGGCGCCCGGGTGCTGGGCGTAGCTAGCGATTCGCTACCGTGAACTACAAAGTGACCACTATCTCTATGTCTAGTTAAATAGTATCATGTCAACAGATATAACGTTAATTAAGGCACCTTATAAACCGGTGAGTTATAACTCCACTGAACTGCAACAGTTTGCCGCTTGCGCAGATTCATCAACTGGGCCTATATATTTTCTGGATAATTTTTTCTATATCCAGCACCCTACCAAAGGGCGTATGTTGTACCACCCATTTGAGTACCAGCAAAGACTAATTGAAACGTATCATAATTATAGATACAGTATTAGTTTGATGCCTCGACAAACTGGCAAGTCAACTTCGGCCGCCGGATACTTGTTGTGGTATGCCATGTTTGTTCCTGACTCAACTATTCTAGTTGCCGCGCACAAATATACAGGTGCACAGGAGATTATGCAACGTATTCGTTACGCATATGAAAGTGTTCCAGATCATATCAGAGCCGGCGCCATAAGTTACAACAAAGGCAGCCTGGAGTTTGACAACGGTAGTCGTATTGTAAGTGCTACAACTACTGAAAATACCGGGCGTGGTATGAGTATATCACTGTTATACGCTGACGAGTTTGCATTTGTACGTCCCACAATAGCCACAGAATTTTGGACTTCTATCAGTCCAACATTGGCCACAGGTGGTAAGGCTATTATCACAAGTACTCCCAACAGTGACGAAGATCAATTTGCCTTGTTATGGAAAGGTGCCAACCGTTGTGAAGATGAGTTTGGCAACCCTACTAACGTTGGCATGAATGGATTTAAAGCCTACAGAAGTTTTTGGCACGAGCATCCAGACAGAGACGAATCATGGGCCACGCAACAGCGAGCAGCCTTGGGTGTAGATCGTTTCCGTCGAGAGATGGATTGCGAATTTATTATTAATGATGAAACGTTGATAGCGCCAGCTAAGTTGGTGGACTTGTACGGCGTAGAACCCATTTACAAAACTGGCGAAGTACGTTGGTACAAAAAACCAGAACGGGATCGTATATATGTTGTGGCGTTAGATCCCAGTCTAGGAACTGGTGGCGATCCCAGTGCTATACAGGTATTTGAAGCAAACAGCACAGACCAAGTGGCCGAATGGCGACATAATAGAAGCGATATACCCACACAAGTGCGTACCTTGGTAGACATTATTAAACATATAAATGATGTAGTCAACGATCCCAAGAGCATCTACTACAGTGTTGAAAACAACAGCATTGGAGAAGCCGCATTGATTAGTATTGCTGAATATGGAGAACCCAACATTCCCGGGTACTTTTTAAGTGAACCTGGCAGATTTAGAAAAGGCTTCAACACTAGTAATAAACCCAAGCTGGCAGCCTGTGCCAAATTCAAACACATGATTGAAAGCAATCGAATGACTATTAAAAGTCGAAGTTTAATTAGTGAACTTAAAAACTTTGTAGCTTCTGGCGCAGGATATGCTGCCAAAATTGGGGAAACCGACGATCTTGTGATGTCATCGTTGTTAGCGGTGCGTATGTTGCAGGTATTACAAAGTTATCACGCTGACCTTGACACACAAATGCGAGACCACCAAGATGTTATGATAGAGCCATTGCCTTTTGTTATGACCCTGTAATAAATACACTAATATGAATAATAACGCCGAATCAAATCTATATGACCTGCTAGTTACACAGGGATTGGAACCAGAAATCCTAGATAGTGCTGGCCGCCCAGTAACTGACCCTGCACAGGCTGAATTGTTTAGCTTTAACTGGAAAACTGAAAACCACGACTATGGAACTGTAGTTGTGTTAGTGGGGCAAGACAATCAACTTGAAGTGTATTTTGGTGATAACCTTGGACGCACCATGGAGTCTGATGACAAGAGTGAATGGTACGATTTCCTGCATCAGCTCAAGAGTTTTGCAAGTCGCAACATGCTGACTTTTGAAATCAACAACATCAATCGACTCAAATATACCATGCAAGGTATGGCCGCCATCAAAGAAGGCTTGTTCGAAGGTTATTACGGTAAAAAGAATGTCAGTTACAGTGATGAACCTAAACAAGTACGTTTGATGATCAAACACAATCGCAACATTGGCGAGGGCGAAGCTAGGCACCGTGCCATTGAATGTCTATATGTCGAAACAGCAGATGGTGAACGTTTTAAACTACCATTCCGTAATCTAATTGGTGGACGAGTAATGGCACGCCATTGCGCTGAAGGCGGCAATCCCTACGATGCGTTTGGACAACACATTTGCGAAATAGTCACAGAAATGAATACCCTGGCACGTTTTGTACGTGCGGCCAAAAGCAAAACTTTTGCCACAGAGACCACTGATTTGGTTGGGACCGCAGTTCGACACTATCAAGATTTAAAAGCCAAAGCCAAACGAATGATTGGACAACGTGGATATCACGAAGAACGTGAGATTTATGATCCGGCAGCCGCAACAGGCAGTGATCACACTGTTGAATCTATACGTGAAATGTTTATTGAGCGCAACATTGATCAACGAATTGAAGAAGCATTACCCATATTGGCACGATTGGCCAAAGAATACAAGGAAGAAAATATGAAAGAAGTCAACGAATTTGAATCTTGGACCAACCAAGTAGTAGAGGGAACATAGGCATTACCGGATTCTTCTGAATCAGAAACCAAACTAAAAGAACTCATGAGCAAGCCACTAATTGTGGGTGCTGATGCCACCAATGCCACAGAACAACTGTATGACTTGGTTGGTGATGATGAGTTGTTTGATCGCTTGAATGACCTAGCAGAACAAGACCCCAATGCCAATGTTTGGGATGATCCTACCATCATGGATCGACTAAACGAACTGGGCGTTGACACATCAATGGGTCCCGGCGAAGCTGACGCAGACGGCGATGCTGAAGCATTAGCAGATCCAAAAATGGGCCCACAAACACAACCCGAACTTGATGATCAAATGGGCGAAAGTGATTTAAACTTGATGCGTAGACGTGCCGGCATTCAGCAAGGTGTGGCGGAAGGCGAAGGCAATCTAGCTACGGCACTTGGTAAATTAAGTGGTAGTTGGAGTGGATGGCACAAAGAAGAAGACATGTCATCACCAGATGTTGATGTATATGAGTATGATGATGGCGAAGGAGGCTACTATGGCCGCGGAACTATCGAACACAATTTGAAGACTGGCGAAGTCAAAGTTAAATATCATGATAGCGAAAATGATGCAGATGTTGATGGCACTTTCAAGAACATGGGCGATGCGATGCGAGCACTAAGAGGCGAACACGGCGTCAATCATGGCGGGCAGGCACCTAACTTTGATAGACTAGGTCAACGCAAACAACATGGTCTAGATGACTTGCGTAAAACAGATAGAACAGGACGTAAAGGTACATTAGCCGGCGGCCCATCTAATGAGCTAAAACGAAGTATTCAAATGAACAAAGGCAGACTAGGTCCAAAGGGAACATTGCCAGAAGGCGAGGACCACAGTCCCGTGGCAAGTGCTATCACTAGAAGAATATTGCTACAACGTGCTGACTTATTAAGCAAGTACGGTCCTGAAAAAGTAACAGCCGCTATTGATGATGTTGCTGATTTTGTAGGTGATACAGAAGAAATTGGTAGCAGTGATGTAAGTGGTTGGGTAAGACAAGTTGAACAATCATTAGGCGGGGTTGATGAAGGTATTCTGGATACTGCCAAGAAGGTTGGCAACCGAGTATTTGATAAGTTAGGTGGTGGCAGTGATGAAGACTTGTTAAACAAGCTACGCAAAGACGCAGGTTTGCCACCAAGAATGGCTGTGCCAAACAAACAACCCAAACAAGATGTTGAAGAAGAACTGGATACTGATGGAGTCATGATGACACGACCATCAAACATGAGCAGTTGACCTAAACCCTAACTTCTGACAAAAAAAGGCAGATATTTCTGCCTTTTCCTTTGACTTTATAAATAAAAGCACGTATACTCAGTGCAGTGTACGTTAGTAAACTACACATAGGCTTACATAGGCATTTAATTCTGAAAGGTAAAAACACTATGGCATCATTAGCAGAAATCCGCGCAAGACTCGCAGCCGCAGAGTCTAACAAGGGCGGTCAATCACAAAGCGGCGGCGACAACGCAATTTATCCACACTGGAACATCGACGAAGGCGCAAGCGCAAATGTGCGTTTCCTTCCTGATGGTAACGGCAAAAACACTTTCTTCTGGGTCGAACGAGCAATGATCAAATTGCCCTTTGCCGGCATCAAGGGAGAAATGGAATCTAAACAAGTACAAGTTCAGGTTCCCTGTGTTGAGATGTGGGGCGATGCTTGTCCAGTACTTGCAGAAGTGCGCACTTGGTTCAAGGACAAGAGCCTTGAAGACATGGGTCGTAAATATTGGAAGAAACGCAGTTACATTTTCCAAGGCTTTGTACGTGAGAACCCACTTGGCGACGACAAAACACCAGAGAATCCAATCCGTAGATTCATCATTGGTCCACAAATTTTTCAAACTATCAAGGGTGCGTTAATGGATCCTGAGTTGGAAGAATTGCCAACAGACTTGCTACGTGGTCTGGACTTCCGTATCACAAAGACCAGCAAGGGCGGCTACGCTGATTACTCCACCTCCAAGTGGGCTCGTAAGGAATCAGCATTGACTGAATCTGAACAAGCGGCAATCGAAGCACATGGCTTGTTTGATCTTTCCAGCTTCTTGCCCAAGAAGCCCAGCGAAGCTGAGTTAAAAGTTATCAAAGAAATGTTTGAAGCATCGGTAGATGGTCAACCATATGACACTGAGCGTTGGGGACAATACTATCGTCCAGCTGGGGTACAAGCACCTGCAGGCTCCAAGCCAGGCAACGATAGTGCGCCAGCAGCCAAACCTACTCCAGCAGTGGCAGCCACAGCAGATGTTGACGAAACTCCTCCATTTGATGTTGAAGAATCAACTGCTACGGCGCCTGTAGCTTCAGCCAAGCCGACACAAAAAGCCGAAGACATTTTGGCCATGATTCGCGCTAGACAAAAACAATAATCTAAGCTATAATTGCACAAAGGGGCAACTCTTTGTGCAATCCTATCTATACAGGTAAAAAATATGGGAAAACCTTTTGACGTAAGTAAGTTCCGCAAGGAAATTACAAAAAGCATTGATGGCCTAAGTATTGGCTTCAACGATCCAACAGACTGGATCTCTACAGGCAACTATGCCTTGAATTATTTGATCAGCGGAGACTTTAACCGTGGCATTCCACTTGGTAAAGTCACAGTATTCGCTGGTGACTCTGGTGCAGGTAAATCATATATCTGTTCCGGCAACATTATTAAACATGCACAGCAACAGGGTATTTTTGTGGTGTTGATTGATAGTGAAAATGCCCTGGATGAAGACTGGCTCAAAGCACTGGGAGTTGACACCAGCGATAGCAAATTACTTAAATTGAGTATGGCCATGATTGACGATGTTGCTAAAACAATTTCCACGTTCATGGGTGATTACAAAGCCCTGCCTGATGGCGAACGCCCCAAGGTTATGTTTGTAATTGACTCATTGGGTATGTTGTTGACTCCTACTGACGTTAATCAGTTTGATGCAGGTGAAATGAAAGGCGACTTGGGTCGCAAGCCCAAAGCACTTACATCACTTGTTCGTAACTGTGTCAACATGTTTGGTAGTTACAATGTTGGATTAGTTTGCACCAACCACACATACGCAAGCCAAGACATGTTTGACCCTGATGACAAGATCTCCGGTGGTCAAGGCTTTATCTATGCTTCAAGTATTGTAGTTGCCATGAAGAAACTCAAGCTCAAGGAAGATGAAGATGGCAACAAGATTTCGGACGTCATGGGTATCCGTGCCGCATGTAAAGTTATGAAAACACGCTATGCCAAACCCTTTGAAGGAGTGCAAGTCAAGATTCCTTATGAGCAAGGTATGAGTCCTTACAGTGGGTTGACTGACTTGATTGAAAAGAAAGGCCTCTTGAAAAAAGAAGGCAACAGTTTGGTGTTTACTACTAGCCAAGGTGAGATCATCAAGAAGTTCCGTAAAGGTTGGGAACGCAATGATGACTCATGCTTAGATGTTGTAATGAAAGACTTTGCAAATCAGAAGGAAGAGGTAAGTACTCCCGAACAGGAGGATTCTGAATGATTGAAACAGTTGCAAACGAGCTTTGGAGTGAACTCAAACGTTATGTAAACACTGTTGATCGTGAAGAGGCCGCAGAAACTGTGGTCTCTGTATTAATCGATCATGATTGCGATGTTGAAGACATCCGCAATGCCTTTAAAGGCGACAGTGACATTAAACGTGCTCTAACAGCCTATCTTGATAATGATAAAAATTATGAAGAAGAGGAAGAAGAAGAGTACGACGAAGAAGAAAACTACAACGAAGAAGATGATTATTAATGTGGTACAGTCGCGTAGTTGCCGACCTCGGCGCAATCCCTGATTTCATTGCTCACTATGAGCGTGAACTGAATAGTGCCAAGGCCGAATGCCGCATCAGCGGAGTAGTAGAAAAATCTATCAAAGAACTACCGGGACACACTGAACATAGATTTAACCAGCTTCAAGAAATTGAAGCTGTGTTAAGTTATTTAAACATACAATTACGAAAAATCCGCAGACGCTATTTTCAAAAGTACCTTGAAGGATATGCCCGTGCATTAACTTCAAGAGATGCTGAAAAATATGTTGATGGCGAGGATGAGGTTATCGATTTTGAAACTATCATCAACGAAGTGGCTCTATTACGTAATCGATGGTTGGGTATCATGAAGGGACTTGATACCAAACAGTGGCAAATGGGGCATATTGTAAGATTACGCACAGCAGGCATGGAAGATATACAAATATGATATTTAAAACTCCAGAAGAAAGTCACGCACACAGTCTACAAACGTTAAATGCATTGTACGAATACGATGACTTTATGTTGAGTATTAACACTCTAGCTGATATGGGGTGCGGCACCGGATTAGATCTTGAATGGTGGGCAACCAGGACTACTCGCGATGAGGTACCGGTACCACTTAATATTAAGTGCACAGGTTATGATTTGCAGTCCTCATTGCCAATTGCACACAAACATCGAAATATACAATACACTCCTCATAACTTTGAAGAGACGTTTGTTACAAAAACACCATACGATATAGTATGGAGTCATGATGCTTTTCAATACAGCATTAACCCATTGAATACATTGGCCAACTGGTGGGACGCAA